CCAACGGTGTCATCTATTTCGAACTTACCTACATTGCGTGGATTTTCGTAGTGCTCAACTACTTTGCTTGAATATGCCATTAAAGATTCCTTCTATTATATATTGTACTACATCAGCTGATTGAACGCTATACTATGGTATTTACGTATTATACAGGAGTAATTTAGTCTTGTCTACGAATCATGGCAGATTTAGCCATATTCGAAACTGTTTGTTCTGGATTGTCTACTGCGGAAGTCATGTCATCGGCGTTTGATACAGATGATCCACTATCTCCAGTGTTGAATGTAACTTTGTCGTTGGTGATATTTTTTACTATGTTTTGAATTGCGTCAGCAAAATCTGAGTTTGAATTAGCGTCAAGTAGATTTTGATAACTGAACCCTTGAAGTCCAGTATTTTGAATAAATCTCAGTACTGTTTCAGTTGAAACTTCTGGAGGTGTTAGATTATTTTTGCGAATATGATCCTGAATCAGACTTAGTGCAGTGACAACATTTGCATATTCATCACGGCTACTTGCATCTTCTGTAAATTCAGAAAATCTCATTAACGACGATCTCTGCCTTGATCAGTGTCACCACCAGTGGCTGCATCAGCGGCTGCAAATGCATCTTCTTCAGAATCTAAATCACTTAGATCTGGTAAGTCTGCAGGAATTTCTTCATCACCCATGTCCATAGGCTGATCAACCTGTTCACCAGCTAATCCTCTGGCGGCTGTGTCTAATGCGCCACGTGCAGCATTTAAGTTTTCCAACAACGCTTGTAATGCAGGACTAACTGCACTATTATATGCATCAGCTTGTGCTGTCCCCACTTGATTGCGTACAGTATCTACCAATGGTAATAACTGCTCGTTCAGCATCTTGCTAGTGTCTTCGATCATGGCCTGGATACTATCCACCATGTCTTTGGCGGCTAGAACTACTTCAGCAGTTTCTAATTCGCTTTCCATCAATGGCTGTTCATACTGTTCCAACCAGGTATTGATGCCTTCATAAACCATCAACATTTCCATGTACTTGGCATTTTTCTCTGCTGTGTGCACACCGTAACTTTGACGGATGCTGTTCAATTGTTCACTTAGACCGATGTTCAAGAGTTGTGCTTTGGAATAAGATAAGTTGTCATAGTCAATAGTAAAGCCAAATCTACTTTCCATAATACGATTATGTTTTTTAGTAGATTTGCCGGCTAGTTCTTTTAAATTCATAGTGGTTGTTCCCAAACTTTAATATATTTAGCATGATTCAAAGTTTTCTCTAATTTCGCTCGAGCAGATGTATACTTTGCTTTACTGTCTGCATATCGTATGTCAAATAGTTGAGAATCAAATGCACTGTTAGTTTTCTTTGATACTTTACTACTGAAAAATGTCAGCTCATCTTGTTGTTTAGACACAGTCTGGTCTAGTTCGATAATAGTATCAGCACTCTTATACTGATGTTGTTGTGTTAAAATTGCGTAGAGTATTGCTGCTTTTCTGTTATAGAATACCTCATCGATCCTATCGCCATTATGCAAGCGCCACATGCGGTTTCCCAATTGATCCAGTTGGTATCTACCAACTGCCCAACTTTTATCGGAGTGGGGCATTGGAATAATTATGGGATATTTGGAAGTGTTTCTAATATGACTGAATTCGTCTAGTAGCCACTTTTCTGCTCGTTTAAGTGCTACATCTACTAGCAGTCTACCTGCTAGTTCTTTTTTTGAAAATGATTTGGCCATCTTGATTTTTTCTTAATAGTAAGTCTTTATTGACCAATTGGTTAGCAATTAGTCTTTCTCTGTCATTGAGTTGGTGTTTAGCCATTACAGGTGTTTCTTCATCGAACCTGTTATATAAGTCTGCTTCTTCGTTAGTGATACTAACTGTTAAGGTAGAGGTTACTTCTACAATTTTCACGTTATTTGGTCGCTATGTGTATTAATATACCAAGAATAGCAGTTAACAATATGCCTGTTATGCCTGCTAACATATTAATAGTTTGCTTGTTGATGCCGCCTGTGCTACGATTAATAGCTTCACGGATAGCAATAACGTGTTCCTCAACAGTGTCTAACCTCTTCTCCATGTGAGTAAGTGTGTTGTACAAGGCTTTATACCTTTCAGCGCATAGTTCCACGTGAGCCTCCAGATTCTCTTTTTCTATTTCAGTAGATGATATCATTTGTTTTTCTCGTATATTGTTTACAATGCGGTTTTGTTGTGCCTGTATGTGCCATAAAGAGTGCCTGTGGGTGCCAATGCATTAACATATATTTATATCTTATGGCTGTTCTACACAGTATATGTTTTTTAAAGTACCGTGGGTGAAAAACAAAGGCAATAACATTCGTGCAGTTTCTGTCAGCCCTAGTATAACCGGAACTTCATCAAAGTCTGTGCGCAGTTCTTCAATAGAATATCCGGCGCCATAATTAGCAGATCTAAATGCAAATGCCCATACTGTATGCGGACCATTATAATCGTCTCCGAATTTAAATCGATGAACATCTTCAGCTTCTATCCTAATAGGATGGTCTACAATTTCTGGCTGGGTCTTTAAACTCAACAACTGCAATACTGTTTGCCAATTTCTCTGTTGATCACGCTCTAAACTTTCATTACGTATGACATTTGTTTCTGTTATATCTATCAGTGTAGCACATAGTATTGTTCGCATGAAGATATTTATAGCCAACAAAAAAGGCACTGTAAAAGTGCCTTTTTATATTAGTGCGAAAACTAACTATGCGCCAGCGGTTGTTACAAACTTCAAGCCTGGTTCGGATACTTTAGCACCTGCCAGGGCAACCCCGCTAATTGTACCTAGTGCAGTAACATTTGCTTGTAGGTCTGTTGCAGTCCATGAACTAGCTTCGACCAATACGCTTAGAAGACCGTTGGTAACACCACCAATACCAGCGTTGGTCACTTGATATGCTAGAACTGTACCGTTTAGTGCAACTGTGCTTAGAATTGCTTCAACAGCTTCAGAAGTGCCCAATGCTGTTGTTAGTGCAACTGCGGAGTTGATCGAGAAACCTTGCACAGGCTTACCAATACCTACGCTGATTAATTGGTTAATACTTGTTGCTTCTGTGCTTACAGATACTGTATCTCCGACACTTGCAACTTCTTGTGCATTGCCGTTTGTGCGTGTAAATACTGCCATTTTGTTTTTCCTTTAAAAATTCTGCATGTTTAATGCATGTAATTATTTATCGTTGCAATAAAAAAAGGACCCTCGGGTCCTTTTTAATAATCCAGTTAAGAATTAAGATGTTGCTAGTTTCATACCAACGTCAGTTACAGTTAAACCTGAGTAGTTCAATGTATCTGTACCAACTGATGTGCCTAAAGCACGCAAGCTAGTTTGTAGATCTGCCGCAGTCCATGCGCTGTCTTCGATCATAACGCTCAATAGAGCAGCTGATGGCTCAAATGCCAAAACAGTTGCTTTGGTGCCGATTACAGTCATAACTGCTTCACCACCGTAGCCCGTACCCAACTGGTTAACCCAGTTATAATCGGTTGTTGCGATGTTAGAAGTAATACCGAAGAATTGTGGAGCTTTGCCGATACCTGTAGCAACGACTGAGTTATTAGCTGTTGGGGTGATATCAACGTGGGTGACGCCGTTTAAGGAGCCGTTTGTGCGTGTAAATACTGCCATTTTGTTTTTCCTTTAAAAATTCTGCATGTTTAATGCATGTAATTATTTATGCCGGACTGTGGATTTGGTCGATTGAGTTAGCTTTTCTTCCAGTTTTTGGTAGCACTAAAGTTCTGTCTGCTGAACTCTATTCTGTTTACCAATTTGACTGCGCCTCCGTCGTGCCCGATGGCAACAAAGCCTTCTGGAGCAGTTACCCTGTAGCCTGTGTCTGTTTTAATAAACGTACCGATGGATTCAATGGACTGCAACTTGTTTAAAATCAACAATTTTGCTTCAATAATACGTTTGTAGATGGCTAAAATACCCAACAATGTATTACTATTGTCTTCCACAAACTGTTCATTCTGCTCAATTTTAGCAATACGTGCTTGTGCTGGTTTACTATCTGGCCCGCTTTTAATCTTTTCAATTTCTGTTTGCATTTTGCCACGATAAAACTCTAAGAACTGATTTAAGAAGGATACTGGTTCGCCCACTTGATCACCACCTTTGACCATGTTGTTGATAAAAGGTTTAATATACTTGCTGAACTCTGGATTACCAAGTATAATGTCGAAGTTCTTTTGTTTTAGTTTTTTCAATGTACTGGCACCGGCGCGCAGTGTGCCAGACACTGCTTGATTTTCCTGCGGAGTGAAACTAGCAACGCCTGTTAAATCTTTATAAGTTGCGTCATCGAACCATACATCATTGATACGAGTGAGACCAGTGACTTCTGCGCCAAAACTGGCTTGCATTTCTGGCAAACTTGCGCCGTCGTATGCAGTATGGAAGATAATGCCTATCTTAGATTTGGCGATTTTGTTTCCCAACTCACTGTTGACAGGAACTGCGTAGGTAATAGTGTTGGGCGTAAATGTATAAACTGCTTCCCCGCCGATATCGGCTTGTTCCACGTCACCCGGAGTAAACATCAAGTCACCTTGCAGCACTCCGCCAATTCCTAACTTGCTCAAATACTTTAATGCTAACGTCAGTTTGGTGGCCAACCCTTCTTGTCCACTGTAGAACTTTTTAATATCGCCGGGTGTTTTACAAACTTTAGGTTCTGTTTTTGCAAAAACTGATTTTGTTCCGACAAAGAACCTACCATCAGCAGGATCTGTTCCGCAAATAATTGCAGGCGCACCATCCCATTTAACAGTGATACGAGCACTGGCATTGCCTGCGCCGTCGGCTAGCATCTGTCGAACATTTTCCAGATAGTTCAATGCACGTTGGGCGCCTAAGTAACCTTCGTTAAACACCAAGTCTTCAATATGCTCTAGGTGCAAGTTCTTACCTTCGGCGGCTTCGCAGAGTAACCATTGTGGTGCTGTTTGGCGAATTTCAAATAGTTTCATATATTAATATCCGTCTCTGTCAGCTGCTTGAGTCAATAAGGCTGCAACAGTTTGTGGTACTTCTTTTTCGCCAGGGAACTTTGCCCAGTTGCCTCTGCCATTTAAATGGTATTGTTGTTTACCGTATTGATACACTAAAGGATTGGCACTTACAGCATTGATCTTACCGACCAATTCTGATGCTGTTACTGCTGGTTGTGCTTGTGCAAAACTTTCTTCGCCTGGATTTTGTAAGTCTCGTGCCAATTTGCTTGTGATTGGTGCGGCGGTTGTCTGCTTAGTTAATTTTGTTTGCTGTTTGAGAAATTCTTTTTTAGTTTCCAAATTCAATTGAGTGTCAGTTGATCTGGGGTTCTGACTTCTGACTTCTGCTTTGATCTCTTGCATAGTAGTAAAATCATTTTCAGCCATGCTTTTTGCTTCTTGACGAGAAAATCCTTGTTTGATGTATTGTTGTGCCAGCTGTGTTTCGGTGGGCAGCTCCCCTCGTTTGTTAACTAGCTTTAAGGAATCAGCTAATGCAGCAGCTCGGGCCGCCAATGCCTGCGTTTTGTCGTTGGGCGTATCAAAGTCAACACCTTGGACACCAACTTTGCCTGTGCCGCCGCCAAAACTGTCAAATGCTTTCATAATGCCAACACCTACGCCTTTGCCGATACCGCCTAGGCCTCGACCTACATCTTTTAGTCCTTGTTTAATACGTCCAGCTTCAACAATTTCATTAATCTTCATTTTTGATCTTTCTTACTCCTCGACTAAATTTCGAGGAGTCTTGTGCTTTAATACTGTTTAGTAGTCTGCGTTCTAATTCATCTGCTTTGGTGGCTTCGTAGTTTTCACGTATGAAATTAATGAGATTAATCGCACCTTGTATTACATGATTAGCACGTGATTCCACTAGGTTTTCTCTATCCTTGGGACTGCTAAACGTGTCTAACTCTTCTAAGATACTTCTAGTCTTGCGTTGCACTAAACATACTCCGATTTGTTTATATTTATAAGTTTTTAATATAAAGTTTAAACAGGCGCACTCTTCAACCCTGCCAACATTGCTTTTAGTTTGGTGCTTTGTACTTCACCGGCAGCTGCTGGTTGTTTATCCCATGCAGCGGTTCCGGATGGCTTAGTAGAAATATCGTCGCCCACATTGCTTTTTGCTTTGATTTGTGACATCACGCTGCCAACTTGTGGCCTCAATGATCCCGGGGTACCTTGTGCATCCTCTCCTGGATCTGTAATACGCAGACTTTCAACGTCAAATTCCAAGTCTACTTTAGTACCGACACCACTGGAACTACGTGTCTTCATTAACTGTATTTGATAACGTCCACGTTCTTTCATTGCACGACTTGTAAAAATACCAAACACGTTGTCTGCGGTGTTGATCTTACTGATACCACCTGAAATATGACTGTGGTCAAATTCAATTTCTTCAACTGCTGAACGATTTAACTGCGATGCAGTTATCATTAAAATATTAAATTCTTTTGCCAAGTTGCGTAGTTCTTCACTCACATACTTGTCTTTAACAAACAAGTCGTTGGGACTAACTTTGGCACTGACTGGCATAACCAAGTCCAAATAGTCCACCATGATGAAGTCTGTTTTACGTTTTGTTTGTACTTCTAGTTCTTTCAAGTAAGCACGAATCTGGTTAACGTTGCTCTGTGCTGGCATATATTTGATGCGCAAACTGCCAGACTTTTTACCTACCATTTTAACTTTAAGTTCCAATGCATCCAAGTCTCTAAAAATTTCTCTTGTGCTGATATTTGCAACCATAGAGTCCATACGCATAGCACACAGTTCCTCACTGAGTTCTAGCGAAAGGAATACACCATTCAGTCCTTGTTGTACCCAGTTAATAGAAATGTTCTGCATAAACAAACTTTTACCAGAACCAGAACCGCCTGCAAAGATGTTGAGTTCGCCTCGGTTCATACCGCCGAACAATCGCTTGTCCATGGTGGGCCAGCCTGTGCTGACTTGTCCGTTGTTGCTTTTGATTTTCAACAAACGTGCTCTGGGATCTTCAAAATATTCTGTGCCCATGTCCTTGGTCAGACTAATCTGCACTGCATCTTTGATAATCTTTTCAACTGGATCGTAGTCGCCCTTTTCCAACAAGTCAGCACATTTTAAAATCGCACGTTCCAGTTCTTGCTTGCGAGTAAATGATTCAAACTCTCCCATAAACCAATCATAGTGATTGTCTGTTAAGTCTGGAACTGGCTTTAGTTCTGTGTTGGTTACTGCTTTAATCTGTTCAGCAGTGGGCATTGCTTTGTGTTGGTCAATGTGTGTATGGATGAACTTGGCCGCTTCTTTGAGACTTCTGTCAAAGTTGTCTGGATTATAGATGTTTTGTACTCGCAGATAGCTCTCTGCGTTTTGCAACATCATTTCTAAAAATAGTTTTTGTAAATCTGGTGTGTATTCTTTCATTGCTTGCTTCTTAGTTTAATTTTTAACGAATTCGATTCTGTATTTGTCAGTATGTCTTTTAACACATATAATTTTCCATATCTATCAACTGCATCATTGATGTCTTTGCAGGATTCTCTCCATATGGGAAAGCTCACCGCCCACCCATATTCCACAGCACAGTCAATTAGTCCACTGCCAGTACCATCCCAGTCTGGGACCACAATAACTGTTTTGCCCAAACTGTCAATTAGTTCTGCCTGTTGTTCACTGATGTCTGCTCCCATTACTGCCACGCCGTCAACGCTCATTGCATCAAATGGTCCTTCGCACACTATGACAAACTTGTTGTCTGGCAACTGCTGATCCATGTTAAACACAAAGTTTGCTGGATGGTTACTGTGATACTTGGGTTTGATGCCTGGGAAGAATGCTCTGGCAGTCCACCCCGATATTGTTCGCTTGTGGTAAAATGGAACAACCACTCTGTGTGCCAGTTTGTTTGTGGTTTCCGGAGTCCAAAAGAACTCATACCGTTGCATGTCTATTCTACGTTCGTGTACATATTTAACCGACTCTGTGTAGCCTGCGGGAACATTTGACCAATTGTTCAATTCATAAAAGTCTGCCAGAGCCATAAAACTTTGTGCTTGCTCTGGTAACGCTCTGGGTTCAAACGAGATTTCTTCCTGGTCGACCGGTAGTTGGTCTGGTTGTACCAGATCCTTAACACGCATTGCTTCAATTACCAAACGATTAATTTCGCCTTCGCTAGCACCTAACCATTTTATCCAACGTTTGAACTTAAAGCCCAACGGTCTGCCCGGTTGGTATCCAGTTTTGAATTGGCAATTAAAGCAATGATAACTTACTGCACCGTCTGGTTGTGTAATTACCCCGCCACGTTGGCGTGTATCCGCTGATTCGCCTCTGTTGTGACAGCAAACCGCGTTGAAACTTATCCAACCACTTTGGCTGCGTTTACGTTTAGGAGGCAATAGATTAAGGACAGCGTCCTGAATAGAATTAAACATTAACTGCTATTTTACACTAAAGTCTGACATAAATCAAACAGTTTGGCTATTAGAGTTTATGTTGCTGTCGGTATCAATTGATACTGATCGCTCCGTTGATTGTTAGGATACGACCTTCTAACGTCAGGCCTGCACCTGGGTCATTGATAAATTCATGTGATTTCATAGTATTATGTGTTCAAAAATGTTGTGCTGTTTTGATTCAGTGCGCTCTGACTCACTGTGCCAATTTCTGTCACCGTGATTGCAGCGCTTTCGCCACTCACTGGGCCAACACTTAATATTTGCCCAATATCGCCCATGTTAATATCAGTGGGCCTATTGGCAGGAATCATTGGACCCGCATTGGCTGTAACGCTGGCGTTAGCGTTGATATTGTAATAGCAGGCTGCGTTTGAAACCACTTTGGCCCGTGTACTGTTTGATATGGTAACATTGGCAAATGTTGTTGTTACGAAGGTATATGATGCCATTTTTAAAATCCTAATTATATGTTATTTATCATATCTTACCAAGTTGAAATGGTTGCTCTTTTCCAAGTGTCAGTGGCTACGCAGACATACACATAATCGCCATCCCATGAAATCGACCCGGCTGTGCCTGGCGCGCTGGCTGTTGCAGGCACTCCTGGTGCGCTAAGTGTCACATTGCCACCTACTGAAAGATTGCTTGTAACAGTTATTGAACTAAATGAGCCGCTGCCGTTGCTGACAATAATGTACCCGCCAGCTGTTATGCCATCATGTATGTGCAGATTCCAAGTCTCTGTGTTGACTGTCATTTCACCTTCATAGCCAGTGTATGACGTAGTTGCGCTGGTATTGCCGCGTTTCCATTGTACTATTTTACTCATTATATGTTCCCAAAATTAAATGTAGCACTGGTTATTCCGTCGTCTACTTGTCCTAAATCAAATGAATCTGGCGTACCCGTTGGATACGCTGTATTGCTGACAAATATCTGTCCCGCCGCTCCATAATTATCATCCACATAGGCTGCGATATTGGCAGATCCATTATTGACTTTTACATTGTAGGTGTAAACGTCCCTGTCTAATTGCGTCAAATCCAAGCTAGAAAGTGTAACTGTGCCTATTCCTAAATTTGCATTACTGATTGTCACGTTGGCAGACAGCACCACATTGGCATTGGCGTTAACGTAGTCATCTATCATGTTAAATGTCAAAGTATAGCCGGTCACATTAACCGGCTTCTGGTCGTTGTTTAGTACTTTAATTTTTACTAAATTATCAATACCTTTGTAAATGTTTATTGTTCTTGTGTACACTACACGATTCCTTTGTTCAACAGAAAGGTCAATGTCGTATATAACACTGACGGTATTGTCGTAGAGATAGCTGTTAATCTGTTGCATTAGTATATTTAGCGTGAATCCATAACTACAACCTGGTAAATTTTTGGTTATAAATAGCTAGTGGATATAGATTATAAATTGTTACTAGACCAATACCCTTTCCTAAGTTTGCTAACTTATGGTGGGAACGAGTACGTAGGAATCATTCAAAATTTGGATGATAACATTACTACTATTTACGATTATGGACTGTTGAAAACAGAACAACAGAAGATTCTGTTTATTAACTTGGCAGAAACTTGGTGGTGGGAAAGCAACCGTATGATTCCCATTAATATATTTTTAAAGCAGGATTGGGCGCAGTTCAGACCCACACTAAAAACATTTATAAGCAAAGACGTATCATTAAAGTACGGACCTGCTGTTAGTCTTAAAGAAAACGCTCAAAAGCGCAGTAAGCGCAGATCAATTACTCTGGTTCGCAGAGTTATTTAATAAGTTTAAATTAACTGCTACTAGTGTAGCGTAGGCAATCGCATGACTATGCTTAAAGTAGTAGCTGTCATCAGTTGGTTTCTCCCAAACAGTTTTAGCAACTTCACTCCACGGCTGTCCTATTAGGTGTCTCTTAGCAGGACGTATTACGCTGATAAACATCGCCATCCTGGCGATACTGTTGACTGCTTCAGGCATTTTAATCATTGTGTCGTAGTGATTGCCTATGTGAATTAACTGCGCACAGAATTCTCTATCGTACAACTTAGCCCAATCGGGTTCCTGTTGCATAAGTTCAGTTAAATGGTCTTCTGATTCGACTTGATTGTACAAACTAACATTCAAAAAGTCCAGTTTCACATAGCCAATATCTTCTGCCTGCTTGTAGTCAATGCTGGAATATCCTGCAAATGGATCAGTAGGGATATCTGTAAAGTATACGCCTGTGTTATGCTTTGTTGCTCGACCTTCTTTGATAATTGTGGCGGCTGTGTGGGGCAACACATTTAAAATCTGCTCTCTATTTGCAAAGTCAATGTCAATGTCTGATTGAAACTTCATAATCCTGCTTGCTCCAGTACGTGCTTGGTCCATTCTGTATCTGCCATATAGTCCTTGAACTTTCTTTGCCAGTAGTCAGGATCGATCCATTCGATAATTGTGTTTAATTGTTCCGCATTTAACTGTTCCAAGAACTCTACACCGCTTGCACAGTTAAACACAATCCAAGGACTGATTCTGCCGTTGGCGATATGTTGGCAAATCCTATTAGCACTGGCTAGTCTAAAATAGTTGTTAAACTCTCCGTCGAGTTTAGTATCATCGTCTGACAGATTTTGCATTTCTTTAAGAGCACGTTCTAACGCATCTTTGACATTTTCTTTTTTTATATACTCACGCATCCATTCCAAGTAAAATGCATCTTTGGTCCAATAGTCAATCTTCTTGTTGTTCTTTAAAAGCCAGTCGATAAAACTGCTGGTATTGATACAACGAATCGCCACAAGGTATCTGCCGAATTTAACAAATGCCATATAATAAGGACTAGAGGAAAAATCCTCATAAGTCTTTAATTTGGCACTACCCTGTGTTAGTTCATAGAACCGAATATATGCCTTGAATCCCAACTGCACACCTGTTTCAGTTTGCTGTTGATGCCTGCGTTTTGGTTCGCACAAATGCGCTGCCAGTGTGCTTTCTTTTTTATATTCTTTACCGCAATATTTACAAGCGTACATTAACCTAGTGCTTTTTTAATGTCTTGATCAGTCCAGCCCGACTGCTTGGCCAGTTCTTTAAGTTCTTTAGTAGTGTTGATGCTGGCTAACAACTCAACTTCATCCTGTTTCATATGCGGATAAAGTTGTGCGACAAACTTAACTGCTTTGCTGTTACTGCCTTCTTTCTTTTTTGCGCCTTGCCAATAATGCCGCTGCACACCCATTCCTGGACTCACTGTTGTTGCCAAAAGCCATTGCAGCTTAGGATGCTTGCCCAAATCAAAGAAGTGCATGTTCATGCGTTCGTTAGTTGCACGTAGATACCACTCTTGCAAATCAGCGTTTCCCTCCACACTGGCGCCGTAACGCAACATTAGATATGTGCTGAACTTTTTCTTTTCTTCTGTATCCAGCTCGTCGTAGAACTCTCGA